GAAGAAAAATTAGATAAATTATTAAAACTTGAGAAAGAGTTAACTATGATGTTTGACTCTGATGTAAGAGTTGCATTAGCTTTATTAGAAGAAATTAGAAAATTAAAACCAAAAGAAGGTGAGTAAAGAATATAGAATTAAAGAACAAAAGTATAAATATCCACATTGTCATGGCAGTTTATTCGTTCCACAATACAAAGTATTTAGTATTTCGAAGCGTCTGTGGCATCCATGGATGTCTATTGGAATTATTTTATCTTCTATGGAAGAAGCGATTAAAGTAATAGAAAACGACATAGAGAAAGACAGAGAAGTAGGAGAAGTAGAAACAATTATTCATAACTACCCTTTAAAACCAAAAGAAGATGAAAAAGATGTTTAAAGGAAAAATAGATTACATACGTTTCTGGAAAAAACGTTTAACTCAACAAGAGATATATTTGGAGTATACAAGAGGATTGAATTTAGATATAAAACCAAAACAAAGATGAGTGAAGAAGATTTAAATAAATGTAAGGATTTCCTTGATTACTTTAATGTAAAATGGGATGGTGATAAGATTAAACTAACAAGTGGTGGTAATGGTGTATTACTAAATCCTAATACTGAAGAATGGAAAGAGTTTTTAGGTTATAGTGTAAATAGTATTGCTCGACTCGTTGCTAAAGAGTTAGGTAAGGAAGTTTATTGGGATGAAGAGGATTATTATTAAAACCAAAACAAAGATGATTGAAAACACAAAAGTATTATTGTTTATTATACTCATATTTGTACCAATAGCATTGAGCATAAACTTATGGGCAAAAGGAATTACAGACGAATTTTTAAAACAAAACAAAGATGAGTGAAGAATGGGTGGATATACTTTTGTATTACATAATATTTGTTATGTGTTTTTTATTAGGGTGGTTTGCTAGAAAAACATATGATTTGGAGAAAATAATTAAAAAAAGAAAAACCGAAGAACGACAATCAAGATTAATTAACTATTGGAGAAACAAAGATGAAAAATAAAATAGCACAAGAAATGTTCGGTGTTGATTATGATCAATTAGGATTATTTGGTAAATGGGAAGTAGAAGATAAATTAAAAATAATTATAAAATGGAAGATAAAAAAGTAAAAGAGGATTTAATGAGGTACTATTCTGATTTTTCTGATAATGGGAAAGCAGCAGTAGTTGGTTACATTTGTGAATCTAAATTATGTGATATCATGGGTTGGAAACAGGAGGATGGAAATGGTTATGATGCACTAACAACTGAAAGTATTAATATTAAAGTTGGTAACCAAACAATTCAAAAAACTAACCGAAAAATCAAAATCGAAATAAAAACGATGACGAACATTACATCGACAAATCAGTTACCGTATGATTCCGAGATGAAACAAAATAAGTATGATTATCTAGCGGTTTACTTGTATAGTGAAAACAGGTTAAGTTTAATTCCACATGATGAGATAGATACATTAGTTAAAACACCTGGTGTGGGGTTAACGTTGAATATTAAACCCAAATATAGACATAATCATTCAACACCTGTTTATAGTGAATTAACCAAGTTGTTCTTCAAATATGAGATAAAAGGGTTTTATATTATTCAACAAGATAAGTTAAAAGCCAATGCACGGGTGGAAAACAAACAACAACGAGTGGATAACAATGTGAGGTTAAATAAAGGATTAAGCAAAACATTAAGCGTAGGTGAAGAAATGGTGTAGTGTTACGTGGGATAGGAGAGGGATGGGGTTAGCCCCTTCATTCCGATCCCCAACCTCTCTTCAAAGTACTTTAAAAATATATATGAACCGCGCGCTGTTCACGCCTCCCCGCGAGGTGATTTGGAGAAGCCAAGGAATGTTCGTATATTTACCGCGTTGATTAATTAAAGCACATTATGAAATAAATTAAGCAAAGAATTAAGCAAAGAATTAAGCAATCTACCTGCTGAAGACAAACAGTGAAAGAACCAGTATAGTGACCTTTGGGATATCTATAGAATACGTCATATTCACTAAAATTGAAAATTGGCAGGTAGTTATTTAAACTTAGTTCCTATGCTACTTGAGTATGTTTTACCATACAATAACGTGAGATAGTAGATATATTAGTAAGTAAAAATACTAATTGAGTGAGGTTTGACTCCTCCATAGGGCGAAATTAGTAGGGGTAGAAAGGTATCTTTATTTAGATACAAGTGGATTGAAAGCTAGCATCGAGGGTTCGATTCCCTCCTACCCTAACAACTAAACATAATAAAATAACATATGGCAGGTAAAGGCAGACCCAAGGGTCAACAATCAAAAACATGCCTCATTAAGGATGAGCTGATAGCACCTTATGAGGTTCACATTGACAAGTATAATTACATTTTAATCAATGGGAAAACAGGTGTAACCGAAGGATATTACACACACTTAACATATGCTTTAAGGGCAGTGTTGAAGAAGCGGTATGTTCCAACAGGAGGTGATGAAAATGTTTATACAATAAAACAATATATTGAAGCAATGCAATTAATGCGCGATGAAATGACGGAATTATTGGTTCCAGCGCATCATAAGCTATAATATGCTGTTGGTGGTTCGTACGTAATACATTACTATTAGAATCATCGTCCGTACCTTATACATTACTAGTAAGGTAGGGGTACATACTTCCTATAATACACATAGGGGAGTACATAATAATATAATCATAATAATATCATAACATAACATGCTATAACACTGCATAACATATAATGTAATGCTGTAGGCGGGCGGCGGGCGTACGCCGGTATATATGCAATATATCCCATGTGCGCTGATGTCCATATATGCGTGGATACGCCAAGGAAGGAAGTAGATGTATGATCAGTTCAAACCACCCCTTTCACCACCGACCAAGTATATCCCTATATAATATACCATGGCATTTCCCATTTTGCCCAACCAATGTAAAATCCAAAGGATCCAAAATCGTCTCTTTAACAAATCTTTTTGTATCGAGCAAGGTATATACGAAGGATTTGGTCACCTGGGGAACTTTTCGTATATTTATACCATATAAAAACACACCATGGAAGACTTCAATTTAAGAAAATACTTAAAAGAAAATAAGCTAGTAAAAGAAGACTCTAGAATGTCCACTTTCAAACCGGGTGATATGTATTCGGCTAATTTTGATTACAAAGGTATGTTAGATTATTTAAGGAACATAGATATGGAAACAGCGGATGTGGAAGAGCTAGAAAAGGTGCATACGTCTTTAGTAGATGTTAATTATCATGCAGAAGCAAGCGCGTTGTCGTTCTTCATTGATGCTTTAAAAGACCATGACCCAGCTATTCAAGGCTATTATAAGGAGTTAATAAAAACAATAGGATAAAAAATCTCTCAATATAGCTGCTTTTTCATAATACTCTTTTTTAACAGCAAATTTTAACATATCCCTTAAAATATCTTCGGTAAGAACTATTTTATCTCTCATCTTTGTTTTGGTTTAAGTACTCTTTCTCTTTTTCTTCATACCATTCTTTATACTCATCTGTACCATTATACATCACCTCCCCTGTATGTAGTTCTACAAAGAACCCCATTCCAAAGCTGTGCCCATAATCTTTAATGAATTGTTTGATATAATCTTGTTTACTCATCTTTATTTTGGTTTAATAGTAAAAAGGTTTTATCATTATCAGTTAATTCACTTCTTAATCTAGGAATACCAGCTTTATCATGTTGTTCTTCTGGTGTCCATTTATTCATTCTATAATCATAATTCTTACTATGGAATATAATAGACCTTTCTCTCTCAGTTAATTCTTCTTCACTCATCTTTGTTTTGGTTTATTTATTTCATCTATCACTTTATAAAATTCTTTTTCCGCCTTTTCCAATCTTTTTAAATGTATTTTATATTCATCTTTATCTATCAACTTAGGGTTAATACATTCCACTCTACTTTCACCTTTTATAGGTACGAAATAGGATAAATGTTCATCCTTATCAGAACTAATTTTTTTTACTACTTCTTCTATAAAAGTTGGTATCTCAGTGTTAATCAAATTACCGGTGTCTATATAATGCACTAAAATTAATTTATCTTTATTCATCATCTTTGTTTTGGTTTAATTTATGGTGTAACATATTTCTTAATTTATTCACCTCTGTCATTTTTACTCTCCCAAAATCTTCACAATAGTAATTCTCTTTAACACTCATCCCATTATCAGCTTGGGTTTTCAATTGAGTCCAATAATCATATATTAAATCTACTAATTCAGATTTGTCTAATTGGTTTAATTCTTCTTTACTCATCTTTGTTTTGGTTTAATTATTTCTATAATAACAATTAATGTTAAATTAATACAAGTTATTAATAATAATATCTCAGTTAGACTCATCTTTGTTTTGGTTTAATTCTTTAAGAGATTAACAAATCTATAACAATGAGCAAAATAATCCCTTCCAGTATGAGAATTAACCTCATCAGTTCTGTTTAACAATACATTTAAAAACAATGCCGATAAATGATGATAATATTTTCTAGCATAATATTCATCATCACCATCAAATTTAAGTTGTTCAATCAATTCTATGTTACTATATTTTTTACCATTGGAAAACTCATACACCAACTTATCAACTAGTTTGTTGCCTTTGTCCAAATAATCATATTCTTTTTCTCTAGTTTTCATCTTCTTTTGGTTTTAAGTTATCAGATAGTATTTTTTGTATATCCTTGTCCATAGATAATTCATACATAATATCTATTTCTTTATCTGTTGGGTTAGGTAATTTAAGCAATAACCCATATAACTTTTTCTTAGCTTCAATTATTTCTCTCATCTTTGTTTTGGTTTATTTTTCATATTATAATTAATGTATATATTATTACAGAACAAGCAATTAATGTTCCTATAATATGTAACCCCTTCTGTAACTTATTTAATTTATTCCAATCCTCTATCATCTTTGTTTTGTTTTATAGAACAGCACTTAAAACACTAGCTATTATTCCTATAATAATGAATAACCAAGTTAATTGTTCATGTGATTGTTCTGATTCTTTTTTTACTTGTGTTTTTGTTTTAAACTTCATCTTTGTTTTGGCGTCAATATACGAAAGAAATATGGGATTTCCAAGTTATTCCCAAAAAAACGTATATACGTAAGAAATTGGTTACCTGAAGGGCCTTTCGTATATTTATAATAAATTATATTCAATGAAAAAATCAGAACTAAGGAAAATTATCAAAGAGGAAATTTTGAAAGAATCACTTCAATTTACCCCGGAGGAGAAAAAAGAAGGCCAACAAATGGAAATGAAAGTAAATGTTCTATCTACCATAGATGAATTAAACCAGTTTCTGAATGGTAATGTAACCGCTGAGGGATTGAAAGATGCTTTAGAAAGTATGATTTATAAACTAAATAGATTAAATTATAAATAATGAAAAAATCAGAATTAAGAAAATTAATTAAAGAGGAATTAAAATCTGTAAATGAAGGAATTGAAAATAAAATTCCCGGAATGAGAGATTTCTTATTATTTAAATCCATTATGGATACTCGAACTATAAAACGTGCTGATGATGAAGATCAACGTAGATGGGCTGAGGTTACTGAGGAATTAGATGATACCTTAACGCGTTGGATGGATTTGTTGTTAGAATTAGATAAAATATACCCATCATGAAAAGATCACAACTAAGACAAATAATCAAAGAAGAAATCTCAAAAGAATTAAAGGAAGGCGCTTTAATGGACCAGGGTGGTTGGGATTATAACTTAATGGACCAGATAGAGGATAAAGTTGAGGAATTAAACTCAATAATTGGGAAATATGATAATGAGGAGATTATTAATTTAATAAATGAAATTATTAGAGATCTTGAACAGCTGAAAAATAAATAATGAAAAAATCTGAATTAAAACGTATTATCAAAGAAGAAATTTCCAAGGTATTAAAAGAAAATACTATGGAAATAAAACCCGGAATTAACCTAAAAGGGAATGATGGTAACTTATATACAGTCCTAAAAGCGGGTAATCCTCAAACCCCACACCTCATTAACAATGTAGTTGCATTAATGAGATTTAATGATGATGAAATTGTTTATTTCCCTCAAGATTTCGGTAGATATTTAGAAATAGACCAATTTTGGGATCATTTTGAACAAACTAGATAATTATGAAAAAATCACAACTAAGAAAAATCATTAGAGAAGAACTTAAAGGAGCACTAAATGAAGGTATTAACCCTTTAAAACATCATTTCTTAAATTTACAATTAGATCTTAGACAAGAACTTATTAATAAATTAAAGGGTATGGATACCCAAGCATATATTGCAACTATTGAAAAATTGATTAATGAAGAGGGTTGGAATATTGGAAATCCTGAGGATGGTAGAGAGGTGTATTTATATATCCAAGGGATGGATGATCAAAAAGTTGAGGCTGCATTAGAAAGTGAAGCCCTTATAAGAGGATACGGTACACATATTAGATAAAATAAATTATGAAAAGATCACAACTAAGGAAAATCATCAAAGAAGAACTTAGTAAATCTATTGTTGAAAATGAACAGTGGAGTGCAGGTGATGTAAGTGAAATTATGAGGCAATTATTGTTAACTCAAAAAACATTGAGAAATGGTGCTTCTCATATGGAGAGATTAATTGAAGTATTAGGTAAGTATGTTAATAAACCCCAAGGAGATAAATTAGCAGGTATGGTTCCTGATAACTACCAGGTAATTGATATTCTTAATAAAATGGAGAATTTAAATAAAGGTCTTCATGCTATGTTCCCACATTTAAATAAAAAATGACTCACAACGAATTAATATGCTACATACAAGGGGTTTTAGATGCTCATCGTAAAATCAAAATTGAAGTAAGTAAAACTACTAAAATTGAAGATTTAGAAAGTGGGGAGATTTGTGAGAGGTTGATAGAAAAGGCAATAGAAAAATATAGAGAAAACCCCTCTCCCAAAGCTTAATCCCGAATATCTGTCGATTTATCATGCTTATCCCAAGATACTTTGGAATTAGTAAAGTTCCTTAGTATATTATCCATATTTATAACAAATAATTATGGAAACAAATTCAAAAAAATACAGCTTTTACACTTTAATAATAATCCTTTTAGCAATGTTTATTGGTGGGTATCAAACTTGCGCCCAACCAACAGTAACCCTCATGCCTGTTGATGGGAATTGGTATACTTGGACTGTTGATGATGGAATCTTATATGATGATGGGGATGTAGGTGGAAATTATACTAATAATGGTTTAGGAGCATTAACAATATATCCTACAGACCAAACCAGTGATAAAATTTATTTAAGATTTGTTGAATTTAGAGTTGAAAACCATTCATCTTGTAATTACGATTATTTAGAAGTTTATGATGGAGATGATTTTACTACGTTAATTGGTAAATATTGTGGTACAGATTTACCAGATGTTGTTCAATCAACACATCCAACAGGAGCCGTTACATTATTATGGTCTTCAGACTTTTCAGTTACAGATGCAGGATTTAAAATAGATGTTAGTGTAATAGATCCATTATGGACTATTGAATTGGGAGATAGAAATTCTCAATCAACAGACGGCAGAGTACCATCATATGGTTATTATGATTATTCATGGTCTGGTTTAATGTGGGGTCAAGCAGATATGGGAGTTCCTATTATAATAGAGAGCATTTCATTTGATGTGGTAAATGATATTGATTTAACTATGAACAATCAAAAAATATATTTAGCACATACCTCTGCTAATATGTTTCCTGATGGAATAGAACCCACAGATGGTAGTGGCCCATGGACAGATTGGACATTGGTGTATGCGGGAGATATTAAATGGGTTCAAGGATGGAATACTATTACATTAGATGCTCCTTTTGTTTATAATGGGTTAGAAGGATTATTAGTTAAAACTGTAAATGAAGATGGTTCATGGGTAAGTGCATACCCTCAATATAGATACACTTCTAGAGCAAATACAGTTGTATATAATTATGCTGATGGAGCATTTCCAGGACCATCAGGGTTTAGAAATTCTTTAAGACCTAATATGAGGTTTGGATTTGGAGGGGGTGGAGCTTTACCTATTGTTTTAATGTCGTTTACAGGAGAAGTTAATGATAATAATAATGTTAATTTAAATTGGGTTGTTGCATCTCAAGTAAATAATGATTATTTCACTATTGAAAGAAGTTTAGATTGTAGGGAATGGGAAGTTGTTGATAATATTAATGGAGCAGGAAATAATAATATGGAAATGAGTTATAATTTAGTAGACCATAATCCCCATCTTGGATTATCTTATTATAGATTATCACAAACTGATTATGATGGGAAATTTGAAGTATTCAACCCAATATCAGTAGAAGTTTCAAATGAACACACTGTTGGTTTACATATAGTCCCTAATCCAGCAATTGATAATATACATTTAGAATTAGTTTATCCAAATGACCACCCAATAAACCATGATGTAAAAATATATAATTCAAAAGGTGAAGAAGTGTATAAAATGTTTTATATAGGTGAATTAGAAGAATTTAATATAAACATACAGAAATTTGTCCCCGGATATTATATAGTAAGATCAAAAAGTGATAATTTAAATGGTGAAGGTAAATTTATAAAGAAATAATGGAAATAAAAGCCTTAGGGAATAAACCCTATGTTAAATTAGATAAAGAAAATTGTACCCTAACTATTAAAGGTAAATCATACCCTGAACACCCCTCAACTTTTTATAATCCTATCCTAGAAGAATTGGAAAAATGCTCAGAATATATGGAAGGGGCGGTTATAACCATTGACTTAGCATTAGAAATTATGAATTCTGTTTCTACTAAATATATTTACCATATGATTAAAAAAATAGATGGGTCTGCTAGAAATCTTGTTATCAATTGGTATTATGAAGAAGATGATGATGATATGAAAGAAGAGGGTTCTTTATTTAGAAATGCTTTCCCTAATTCAAAGTTTAACATAATTTTTGTAGAGGATTTGATGGAGATATGATAGGTTTTGTTGTTTTAATTGTTGCCTCTATTTTACTCTATCTATTACTTCCAATAGTTTCTATTTTTATGATTATTAAATATCTCTTTACAGGGGATAAAAGGATGATGTCTGTTTGGTTTTGGCGTACAGCTAGAGAAATTGATGTATTTGCTAATGTAAATGGAGCAGAATTTTTTGATGCTATTTTTATTAGAGATGGGGGGTATAAATTTGGTAATCCTAAAGAAACCATCTCTTCCGTGATTGGAAAAAATCAAAGAGATAATACATTATCCATAGCAGGTCAAATATTAAGGTGGATGTTAGATAGAATAGATCAAGACCATTGTTTAAACTCCATCAATTCTCAAGCCACTAATACTAAAAAAGACACGCATTAACAGCATTTAACGCGCATTTACTGCATTATCACGCGATATTGGCATATATCGTGGATATTGCGTAATATGCGTTGATTTTCGCACAAAAGTAATTAACATTCTCTTGTCTTTCCTGCGCAGGAGACTTGGAGTCCCAGGAAATCTTTCGTATATTTACGGACGTAAATAAGAAATAATAATAAAAAATAAAGTATATGTTAGATTTAAGTAAAGTAGAATTTTTAAGTGATGAGCAAATTAAAGAACAAGCACCTTCAGTGTTTACTCAAAAGCCATCAAAAGAAGTTTCAAAACATTACACTCACATTCCTACAACTAAAGTTATCAATGATATGAGAACACTAGGTTGGGATGTTGTTGATGCTAAGCAAGTTGCTGCTCGTACAAGCTCAACAAGAGGTGTTCAGAAACATTTAGTTGTATTTAGGAATCCTGATGTTGTCATTAATGGAAATGATGGTGATACAGTTTTTCCACAAATTTTGTTAACAAATAGTCATGATGGTAAAAATAGTTTTACTTTCACTGCGGGATTGTTTAGAATGGTTTGTGAAAATGGTTTGGTTATTTCGGAAACTCAATTTGAAGATGTTAAAATGAGACATATGGGTTATTCATTTGAGGAATTGCAAGTTCAAATTAGAGAAATGGTTGAGAAATTACCATTAACTGTTGAGTCAATGAATAAAATGAAATCCATAGATTTAGAACAAGAAAAAGCTGTTGATTTTGCTAAAAAAGCTCTTGGAACTCGATTTACAAAGGATGAATTGAAGAGAATTAAAATTGATGTTATTGAATTATTAAACCCAGTTCGTGAAGAAGATTGTGGAAATGATTTATGGTCAATTTTTAATGTAGTTCAAGAAAAAATCATTGAAGGTGATTTTGAATATTCAATTGGGAGTAAAGTTCGTAAAGCTCGTCAAATTAAAAATTTCAAACAAGACCAAAAGATCAATAAAGAATTATTTGATTTAGCGTTAGAGTACGTTTCATAATAGAATTAAATTTCAAATAATATAAGCTCCCGAATGGGAGCTTTTTTTTTCTAAAATAACTTGCCATACTAAAATATTTTTTTAATATTTATAAGCATGGACATTAACCGTATATTCAATTTATTCAATCCTGATGATGACTTTAGATCTCCAACTAAGCAAGAGTCTGGGGTAGATTTCCAATTTGAGGAATTTAAAACTACTCCTCCTTATTACATAGGAATGTTTGAAAAAATGATCTTAAACCATAATAATGTCAGGAACCAAGTAGTTAAATTATTCCAGAAATCAAATGAAGAATTTAATCTTCATGAAATTGAAGAAGCTGGAGAATTTATGGCTTATAATAGAGCTTGGGAGTACATTAAAGATTGTGAATTAGATGACCAATGTTGGAAAGAAAGTTTATTACTTAGAAATAGTGATTACTTAATTACTGCATTAAAATTGGCAACCCATTACTTTGAAGGTTATGAAGAATACGAGAAATGCGCCTTTCTTAACAAAATCCAACTTTTTCTTGAAGATAATTTGGCTCCCGAATCCTAAATTAGTACATTATGGATACGGGTTTGTTAGAAACCCCAAAACGTATAAATAAAAAAACGTGACCCGGTGATAGGGTTACCACAGTGGGTTAAGATTAACTAATAGATAATTTATGAGAAATAAACAATTGGCACAAAATCGCCTCCAAAAACTGAATGGTTTACTAAAAAAGCTTGACATGAATATTCACAGAGGTGGTAGTAAAGAAGAAATTAACTCCACTCAGAGAGAAATTAATCAAATCGTTCAAGATTTAAGTGATATAATAGAAAGAGAATAATGGAATTAACAGCAGAGCAAATACAATCTAATTGGGAAAAATTTATAGGCTATATTAACACCTATATTTCAGACCCTAGAAAAGACCAACTCCTAAAGTTTTATAAAAAACATGAAGAAGAAATCATGTTAATGCCTGCTTCCCATAAAAAGGCATACCATAATGCTTTTCCAGGGGGATATGTTGATCATGTTAATCGAGTTATAGAAGGTGCTTTAGAAATTAATAAGGTATGGTATAACTTTGGAGCAGAACAAAACTATACAATCGAAGAACTTGTATTCTCAGCTATTAATCATGATTTAGGTAAAATGGGAGAAGAAGATAACTATGCACATCAACCCTCAACTGATGAATGGAGAAAAAAGAATTTGGGTGAAATGTATAAGTTTAATAATTCAATTGCTTATATGTCAGTTCCTGAACGATCCATTAAACTTTTAGTTGATAACGATATTAAATTAACCCAGAATGAATGGTTATCTATTCGTTTACATGATGGGTTATATGATCCAGCAAATGAACCTTATTTAAAAAACTATATGCCAGAGTTAAAACCTCGAACTTCTCTCGTATTTATAATTCATCAAGCAGATTTAATGGCATCAAGAATAGAATTCGAAAAAGAATGGTTACCAAAATTTGGTAAGGAAGACAAACCAAAGAACAATTTCAAAGTAAACAACAAAACCAACTCAAAAAATAAAGCACTCAGCTCAATTAAAAGTGAGGGGTTAAAAAGCATGTTAGATAATTTATGATTACTATAACCATTATTTCCGTTTTATCGGTTTTAGTCGTGATATTTGGTTTCACGACTTTTAATCTCCTCAAGAAGAATGAAAAACAAGAGGACATTCTTGTTGGGTATCTTGAATACCTTGATAGAATTTCTAAAGTAATAGAAGCCTCAGATAAAAAATTAAAAGAAATAGACCACAGCGGAGTATTTAAATCAGATGATGAAGTGGGTCAGTTCTTCAAATCAGTACAAGAAATTCAAAAAATATTAAACGATTTTAAAGTAAAAAGATTAAAGTGATTGTGGCAAAAAAACGAAGACCTAAATCTAAAAACTACTTCACTAAAGACACTGAAGCAGCTATAGTTAGATATAACAATGAACCTAACCCTGAGGTTAGGAGTGATATTTACAGGGATGAAATTCATTATCCCTTTTTTAAACTAACAGAAAATATAATCCATACATTTAAGTTTTATTATACTGAAGTAGATAATATAGAACATTTACAACACGAGATAATAACATTTTTATTAACCAAAATGCATTTATTCAACCCAGACAAAGGGGCTAAAGCATATTCATATTTTGGTACTATAGTTAAGAATTGGCTTATAATATATAACAACAAAAACTATTCAAAACGATTAAAATCAGCACCAGTAGATGATTTATATAAGGATGAAACCTATTCTTATAATTTAGAAGATGAAAGAATAGTAGATAATTTATCTCATTTTATAGATAATTACATTAAATACGTTGAGGAAAATTTTGAAGATTTTTTTCCAAAAGGAAACGATGCTAAAATAGCAGACGCCATACTAGAATTATTTAGAAAAAGAGAAAGTATAGAAATATTTAACAAAAAAGCTTTATATATTTATATTAGGGAAATAATGGCTACTAACGGGTTAGAAGTAAAAACACCCAAGATTACAAAAATAGCAAATAAGTTATATGATTTATTTAAAGGAAGTTATATATTTTACTTAGAGACAGGATATATTGATTTTGAAAAAAATTAATTTTTCATATTTATAACCAACAAAAACCCCATAAATATGAGTCACTTAGAAAAAAAAGTCTTTGGGAAAAAAACATATTCAAGTTTACTCAAAGAAATATACGACAATCAAAAGAAAAAAGAAGACCAAATATCTGCTTTAATTTCTGAATTAAAACCTCTAGTACAGGACATAGGAGATGCTACTTTAATTGTACCCTTAATTAAAGAGTATATGGAATTAGGTATTAAAAATGATGAAGCACTTATAAAAGTAGCTACTATATTTCAAAGAATATTTGCTAACGAAGGTAATGAAGATAATGGGTTTGGAATTTCTGAAGAAGAAAAAGAACAACTTCTAAATGATATAAAAAG